ACATTGGTCTATCTTTGAACAGGCATTTATGTCTATGGAGATTGAGACTACGAGAGGTATTGCAGCTCAAGTATTGCGTCATAGAAGTTTCACCTTTCAAGAATTTTCACAGAGGTATGCAAGTACTAATCTGTTGAACTCTGAGATTGAACTCCCTGAACTTCGTCGTCAGGATGATAAGAACCGTCAGAATAGTATTGATGATCTTGACCCTGAGGTGGTCGATAAGATCAACCGTCAGATGATTACTCTATTCAGTTCTGCATCTAATCTTTACAATCAGATGTTGGCTGCTGGTGTCGCAAATGAATGTGCACGCTTTGTATTGCCACTTGCAACACCAACCAGAATGTATATGACTGGTTCAGTTCGCAGTTGGATTCATTATATCGAACTTCGTTCTGCCCATGGTACACAGAAAGAACACATGGATATCGCAAATTCATGTAAGGAGATTTTCATAGAACAATTTCCTATCATTTCAGAAGCTCTGGAGTGGTAATAAATATCAACACAAACATTATGGAGGTAATGTGGCAACGTATCCCGTCAAACACAAAGACACTGGTGAGACTAAAGAAATACAGATGAGTGTTCATGACTGGTCTCAGTGGTGTGAAGACAATCCAGACTGGTCAAGATATTACACTCCAGACAATGCCCCTTGTTTAGGTATTGAAATGGGTGATCCTTTGAGTAAGATCTATACTAAACATCCTGGATGGAAGGATGTAATGACAAAGGCTAAGCAACAACCAGGTAGTACCCTAAAACATTACGATTAACATCATATGGCAGTAAAAAAGAAAGCAGGTATTGGTAATACCAATCCCGTACCATTTGGTATGAGCAATAAGACGATGAAGAGGAAGAAACCTATCAATCTTGATTATATCAAGAAGGTGGAACCAATTACAGAGAACCAGGAACTGTTCTTTGAGAAGTATAAGAGTCAACAGAACCTTGTTGCATACGGTTGTGCTGGTACAGGTAAGACCTTTATCACCCTCTACAACGCCCTTCTGGACGTTCTAGACCCCAGGTCACCCTACGAAAAGATTTACATCGTCAGGTCCCTTGTACCTACCAGAGAGATTGGTTTCCTTCCTGGTGACCATGAGGATAAGTCATCTCTGTATCAGATACCATATAAGAATATGGTGAAGTACATGTTCGAGATGCCTGATGATGCTTCGTTCGAGATGTTGTATAACAATCTCAAGGCACAAGGTACTATCTCCTTCTGGTCTACCTCATTCATTCGTGGTACAACACTAGATAATGTGATTGTAATTGTTGACGAGTTTCAGAACCTCAACTTTCATGAACTTGACTCGATGATTACCCGTATTGGTGAGCACTCGAAGATTATGTTCTGTGGTGATGCAACTCAGTCTGACCTTACCAAACAGAACGAACGGAATGGTATCGCAGACTTCATGAGAATCTTGACGAACATGCCATCCTTTGATACAATTGAGTTTAACGCAGAGGATATCTGCAGAAGTGGTCTTGTGAAGGAGTACATCATTGCTAAACTTGAACTTGGTATGTAATGTTTAATCATCAGGATGTTCCTTTCGTTCCTATCGAACGAGAGAGTATTGACGGAGTTCGTTACTATAAAGTATTTGGAACTGAAGAACTTGTAAGGATGCCATCTATCACTTCGGTGATTAGTTGGAGAAACAAAGACAAGTTTAAAAAGTGGAGAGCAAAGGTTGGTGAACAAGAAGCCAACAACATTACTCGTAAGGCTACCCATCGTGGTACTGATGCACATACATTGATTGAGGAGTATCTGAACAACTCAGATACTTTCTCCGATGTTCTTCCCTTGTCTCAGTTTCTATTCAAACAGGCCAAACCTGAACTGAATAGAATTGACAATATCCTATGTCAAGAGACCGCATTGTACAGTACTGAACTAGGTATCGCCGGTTCTGTTGACTGTATCGCTGAGTTTGATGGTGAGTTGTCTGTTATTGACTTCAAGACATCAGCCAAACCCAAGAAAAGAGAATGGATTGAAGACTACTTTGTCCAGTGTGCAGCATATGCTTGTATGTTGTATGAGATGAAGGGTCTCATCGTTAAAAAATTTGTAATCATTATGACCTGTGAAAATGGGGAGGTAGAAGTCTATGAAGAATACGATAAGTCCAAGTATATTAAGTTACTTATCCAGTACATCCACGAATTTGTGGAATCTAAACTCAGAGAATATGCAAAGTCCTGAAGAACTAAGTGTCGATAAAATTATAGAAAAGAAATTCTATAGTAGTCGAACTTTTGCAGAAGAGATTGAAGCCATTGTCAAGAACGGTAATGGAATGAAATACGTTGATGCAATTGTATATTTTTGTGAAAAAAATAGTCTAGATATCGAATCTATTCCTAAACTGATTTCGAAACCTCTTAAAGAGAGATTGAAAGCAGAAGCAATGCAATTGAATCTACTGAAGAAAACATCTCATGCCAAACTTCCTATATGATACCTAAAGTGACACCCTTTGATACATACAAGGCATATCTTGGATTGAAAAATCACTTTACAAAATCTAACTACGACTACCATCGTTACGGTGGTAAGTCTCGTGCATCATTACAATCTTTCTATAAGAGACGTGATCGGTTCTTTTTTGAAAAATTAAGTAGACAAAAAGATGATAGTCAAGTTGTTGAATTCTTTGTATCTAATTTTGTTTCTTGTGACGATCCTCAGTCTTTGTGGATTGGTGAGATTGTCAGAAACGGAGAACAAAATTACACCGACTGGAAGAAACGCCTTCAATCACTATCTTATACGTTCAAGACTGAGATAGAAGATGTCTTTACAGATAAAGACTTTGATGTTATGTTTAAGATTGACGGGACTAGACACCCTCAAATCATCAAAGAACATCTGTCAAAAAACATTTCATTGGAGACAATGGTTATCTTAAATAAGATAATCGGATTCAAAGATGACTTTGATAAGAAACTTTCCGACCCTGTGTGGAAATTCTTATCGATGAGAATCAATAAGTATAATTCTTTTATACATATTGATGTATTTAAATTCAAATCAATTTTAAAGGAGATAATAATCCATGGCTCTTGACAATGCTACCGTACTTGAGAACCTACGGAAACAACGAGTTGAAGTAGAACAAGGACTTGAAACTACTAGAGAGATGTACCTGAAACTTCTTGGTGCAATCGAGGTTCTAGAACAGATCGAAGAACAAAATAATCCTACAGAAACATCAGAAACTGAAGTTGTAGAAGGCGAATGAGTTTCTTTGAGTCAGAAATGGTTCAGCAAGAGATGAAAAGAATTGCTGAACTCCAGGAAGAAATTTATACAAAAGTTTTTACCTTTGCATCGATGGATGATCAAGATAAACTTGAACACATTGAAATGCTAGAAGAGTTGTTGAAGAAACAACAAATTCTTTATGCCAGAATGAGTTTATCTGATGACCCACAAGCAAAAGATATGAAAGATAACATCATGACTTCTGCAGTGCAACTTGGGTTTCCTCCTGATGTAGATCTGACATATGTGTTTTCAAATATGACTAACATCATTGAGAACATGAAAAAATCACTTGACAACCCCTCTTGAGGGTCGTATAGTAAAGGGGTCCCCAAGACACCCCACCCAAGTCTGGGACACAAGCCAAATACATTTAATACGAGGTACAAATGGGTTTTTCAGACCTTAAAAAGCAAAGTTCCCTTGGGAATCTGACTTCCAAACTGGTGAAGGAAGTCGAGAAGATGGAAAATAAAGGTGGGGGTGCGGATGAACGCATCTGGAAACCAGAAATGGATAAGACCGGTAACGGTTATGCTGTAATTAGATTCCTTCCCGCTCCAGACGGTGAAGATCTGCCATGGGTGAAGTTGTTCTCTCACGCCTTCCAGGGACCTGGTGGGTGGTACATTGAGAACTCTCTGACTACCATTGGTGGTAAGGATCCTATCGGTGAACTCAACCGTGAGTTGTGGAACACTGGTAATGAGAGTGATAAAGATACTGTACGTAAACAGAAACGTAAACTGTCCTTCTATGCCAACATCTATGTTGTCCAGGACAAAGCCAATCCACAGAACGAAGGTAAAGTCTTCCTGTATAAGTTTGGCAAGAAGATCTTTGATAAGATCATGGAAGCAATGCAACCTGAGTTTGAGGATGAGACTGCAATCAATCCCTTTGACTTCTGGCAGGGTGCAAACTTTAAACTGAAACTGAAGAAGGTTGCAGGTTACTGGAACTATGACTCTAGTGAGTTTGATCGTGTCTCTCCTCTTCTGGATGATGACGATGCGATGGAAGCAATCTGGAAGAAGCAGTATTCATTGACTGCTCTGACTGCAGCAGATCAGTTCAAATCATATGATGAGTTGAAGAAGCGTCTAGACATGGTTCTGGGCAGTAAAACACAAGCACGTCAAGAAGCACAGGAGACCGAGTATGACAACTATGCAGCAACTGAACAACGCGCTGTTAGTGAAGAACAAGTCATGCAAAAACTTGAGGACTCTTACCAAGCATCAAAGAATGTTGAGTCAACATCCTCTACTGATGACGATGATCCTTTGTCTTACTTCAGTAAGCTTGCTGAATCCTGATACGAAAACTGCTTTTTAGTTTCATAAATGCCGGGAAAAAAATCCCGGTATTTTTTTGCCCTATTACTTTTTTTATTACTGGAATAGTCTAATATTCTCTCCTCTTACCAGACCAGGAGATACATATTGCGAAGAACCCTTACCATAAGGCATTACTGTTTCAAGATCGTCAATAATCAAAGCAAGATAGAATGGTTTAATTACGAATATATTTCTTTTCTTATTTTGTTCTGATACTTCATAATCATAGTTTGATACTGGATATGCACCCTGACGAGTAATAGTCTGATCTAGACCTTGATCGTAAAATGTAACACTATAGTCACTAGGAACAATAACACCCTGTGGAACAATAACTGTATTTTGACTATCTTTTACTTGACTTGTAACATAGTGTTTTGTTGTATACGCATTTTCATATGAACCATACTTATTGATTAAGTAGTTATTGAATGATTCCTGAGCAATCGGCCATTCATCTTCAAAATGAATAATATTATTACACAACATCACCAACCAATCGAGGTTGGAATCACCATAAACCTTTTCTGCAACATTATCAGGTCTATCGTCACCAATAACCTGGTATTTTGTAAAGAACCCTAGATTGTTTAGGATATCTTCTCGTATCTTGGCCCTTTTGAATAAATTTTTGACTTCGGTGTAATCAGAGATTTTCTGACCACTAGAAGTTCTATCTACATATTCAAAATCTGGAATATATCTAAAATATGGTTTGGCCATTAGTAACCAGTGCCTCCTGATCCCTTGTGTTCGTGTTGATATATTGGTTCAAGTTCACTAAATGTCATAGAAATCTGGTATTGTGTCATTGAACCATCTTTATATGTCATGTAACTATTACCTGGTGTGTAATTAACACTAAAGTTAGTGAGAGCACAAGGTTTAAAGCGATTCAGATATGGATGAGGTCCCCCACTATTATGTATATACTCTAATTGAAAGATATCGGGTGTATACAGAAAAAGTCTTTCCGGTGCTATTTGAGGTGCCATTGACCTTTTGAAGAACCGTATAATTTCTTTGACGGTTGCTGCTTCAGTATCAGATCTTGGTGTAAAGGTGAAATTAAAACTAAATTGTCTTAATTTTGGGCCTTTAAACAGTAGTTCGAGATTCTTATTTAAAACCTGACCGGTAGATCTTCCTACCACATTAGCCCCAACTGCTTGACCTGCAAAATATGCAGTAATGAATGGACCTAATCCTGGAGTATTAATAAGTTGTTGTGCTGCTCTACCTGCACCACCTAGTAGATTACCCAACGCGGCTCCGAAATCGCCCCCGGTGGAGGAGTTTCTAATATCAGTAATTCCCTGAGCTGCAAGACCGGCTCCTATTTTTTGAATTTGATTGATCTCATCTTGATTCCAATCAACAGAACTGGATTCACTTAAATTGGGTTGCATCGGTAACTGTATTGTTCCCGTAATACGCCCCAATTTACCAAAAATACCCTTTCCGTTAGTGTCTGCGTAATTATCAAGTTTTGGTGCAACATACTTGCCGTTAACTATCTTATCTGTAAGGAAAGGATTGGTTTTATATTTGTGACCAACAATTTGAATATAATCGTATCCAAAGGATGTGAGGTCTGCTTCTGGATATTTTAGTATTAATTTACTATTTTCACCCTCGTTTGGGTTGTAATAAGGATTGTCTAAATCAAGTACACTAGTAAAACCTGCTTCAAAAGGAAGTGCATCATCTGCTATTCCTAAAAATG